GCTTGTTTAATATTATTAAAACATTTTATTAGAGTATTATATTCTTCATCAGATAAATTATCTAATATAAAAGGGACTTGAAACAATTCTTTATATTTTACTACATCTCTCTCTATTCCCAAACTAGATGTTACAAGGAAAACATAATATCGAACAAAAGACGAATTCAAAAATAGTGTAATGATTTTTAGCATTCCATCATTATTCTTTAATGATGAAATTCCGACAATACCTTTGCTGTATGCACTTTTATAGTCAACAAAAGACGACTTTATCTGTAAGTTACTATTGCTACCTACTTTAATTCCTTCATTTAATATAATATGGTTTTGTTGATATATATCCAAGTGACCTAATCGTCTAAATACATCTATGGCAAGAGATTTCGAAGGGATGTCAGTAATATATCTATCTACATTCTTTGGTCTATGAATAGGCAATTTAGATATGTCTTTATTTTCTATCTTAGCAGGAGTTGTTGTTTCAAAACCAACGCCATACACAAATTCATTCTTATTTAAATATTCTTCCAACGTTTTGTGATGCGATATGCTATATTTTAAAAATTTGATATCTTCCATTCCTCCCCACATCGCAATCTTCCAAATCTTAGTATTTGGTTTCCGACATTCTTCTCGTGGTAAATATTTTACATCTGTTATATCTATAACAACACCCTCAAGCAAATTTGATTTTACGAATGTTTTGGGTGCATAATAAATAATTCTATCAGATTTCTGCCTCGGCTCTTCTTTCCTGTAAAAAGCAATACAAATTGGACCTATGGCAGAACCAAACAATTGACCACCAAAATCTTTAGGTGCATTTCTCAATATAGAAAAATTATAAATCTTCTCCACATAGCACTCATTAAATAACCATTTTCTAAAATTTTGATAGGTAGAACCTGTATTTGTTAGAAGTTTAGTATTACAGATTAATGCAATTTCACCATTTGGGGCAAATTTAACCGCCTTATGCAAAAATGGTAAAACCATTTCTTTTGCAAATTTTTCCTTTTCACAATATTGCCTAGTCGTAGGTGATAATAAAACGCCTTTTGATTTATTTTCCGTTCCAAAAGGAGGGTTTCCTACAACCAAATCGAAAGAGATGTTTTCTATTTCACTATTAGTGCCAATGGAATCCCGGCAAAACAGGTTATTTCCTTGTTCGTTTGTCGGTATTTTATCAGGATTATTAATTAAATAAGGTAGTTTCTTTGATTGCCATAATGTTTTGGGATCTAAGTTGTCCAAAAGAGCCAAGTATAAACTAAATGTAGCTACTACAATAGCCTGATCATTTATCTCAATTCCAAAAATGTTTTCAACCAATAACTTTGTTAACTGTTCAAAATCACTCAATTTTTTCCCCGTTTGGTTCTCATATCGTTTTACTAAGCGTTTGTAACTTTCAACAAGAAAAATTCCTGAACCACAAGCAGGGTCTAATATCTTTACATTATAATTTGTATATTTCTTCTCGATTGGAAGTTTCTCATTTAAAATTAGCTCAACTAAAGAAGAGGGTGTATAAAAAGCTCCAGATTTCTTTTTGCTAGCTATATCGGACTCTTTGAGGAAACGTTCGTATATCTCGCTTAGTAATTCAATTTGAATAATCTTGAAATTAAATAAACGCCAATCCTCAAATAAAATGGTTTGCCCATCTCCATCATAACCATTGATAAAGCATCTTTTTATCAAATGCAAGTGCTCCCCCTTTATCAGTTGTTTTTCTTCTTCGCTAACAGAAAAGACATTCCCATTAAAATGATATTCTAAGGCAGCATATAATTTATAGGTACTATCTACATCTTCTAAAATATCAAAATAGGATTGAGCTCCCTCTTTTATAGAATTATAAAATTGGGCATCAGTAGCTTGCCTATCCTCAAGATATAGTAAAAATAAAGATCGCAAAAATATCTTGTGAATAAGTGTTATATCTGATAGTCCCATGTCCTTTAATTTGCTTGTTGTGCGAACTAAACTATCTACCAGATATTTATCAACTCTTCTCTGTAAGTTTATCTTCTTTTTAATTTCACAAGCCTCTGGTAATGTCCAGATAATACCTGTATCAACTGCAACAGATGAGAAGATTGCTGCTAATTTATCTATGGCAGACTTGTCTGTCGCTGCTACTTTGTCCACTTCAAGTTTCTTCAACTCCTTGTCAAAATCTGTTTTCCCAGTTACGACAAAAGGTTTTTCACTACAATTGTATATGCGTATTTCCGTATCATTGTAAACATACAGAAATAAGACCTTTTGATAATTCCAAGACTTTTGTTGGATAGAGGCTATTGTTTTTAAGGTCAGAGGATCAAAGGATTTAACTTTTTTCAAAAATATAGCAGGATAACTTATTCTTCCGTCTGTCGAGAAATATATCTCATCTATTCCAAAGTCTTTAACCTTCTCAATGATAGAAATTTGGCTTTCCGACAAATTTTTTGTATCAGAAACACTAACAGTCCTTTCTAACTTTAATAAGGTCTTGAAATCTATCGTTGCCATAATTACTTTTTCTATATCGTTTTTAAATATCACTTTTGCCCGCCCAATTAGTACATAAGTTGAAGAATATTCAACCTCTTTAGGGCAATTGATATATCACCTAACTTACATTATCAATAAAGAAGCTACTTTTGACACATTTTCATTAAAAGACATCGCCATGTCCAGACATTGTAATACATTATTTATTCTTATCAATTTTCTTCATTTCTTTAAACTCGGACTTCAATGTTTTCTTCACATCCGGTATTTTTTTCTCCTGGACAAGCTGTTCCGGTGCTTTCCCCGAATTTTTGATAATAATATTACGAACTTCACGTCCTACATCATGATGCGTTTGCTCCAGCATTTCCTGCCCATGTATATGCTGAGACTTTATCCTTTCCTCTGTCTGTGTAATTCTAAATAAATTTGCGGCTAATTCTGTTCTACCCATCGTTTCAAATAGCTTGTCTTTATCGATATTTCTACGTTTTGCAAGTTGCACGTTCATCATATTATACATTCCAAGATAACCGGCATTAGTAAAACGCGCATAGTCTTCGACCCCAGCCTTCTTTACCGTCGCGTTCAATGATTTATTACCATCTTTAATTTCATCTCGAATTAGAACACGGTCTATATTCGCCGGATTCTCTACATATAATTCAAATTTTCTCGTTTGCTCAGCAAAGTAAGTTTGTACAAGAGCAACCTCACGTTTCTTTGGATCCGCATTCATTGCTATAAGATAGCAGGCAAAACGTGTCAGTTTAAAATCCTGCTTTTCAATTCCATCTATAACACGATCCACACATATAATATTCTCATAGTGGTCAATACCAAGAGATATAAAAGCGCGTGTCGCACGGTCAATCGCTTTTTTGAATGACTGCATATCAGGATATCCAAGCATCAGCATAAATTCAGATGCCCACCAATATGTTATACCATTCTGATTTTTAAAATCTTCAAATGATAAATCTTCAGAAACTACAAGACCTGCCATAATTATTTAAGTTTTAATGGTTCAAATATAGGCATATTTTTTTATTATCGTCCTTTTTCCATAGCAAAAATAGATCACTCTTCTATTCTTTAACTTCATCAAAGGAAAAGACTACTACAAAATGATGGAATATTAATTCCATATAAAATAGAGCATAAGAAAAGACTTATATATCGATCAAATAAGTACTTGTTGAAATATTTTAGCAGGCTTATAATTTTATCAAAAAAACTTTATAATATTGCTTTCAGGGATTTAAAATTAAAAAAATTAGATAGAACTATTCTTATAATCCTGTATTTATAACACAATAAAGAGCTAAAAATGTTCAATCATAAGCACTTTAAAAAAAGTGAGACATATTCAATGCAACGAAAAAAGAAATTCCTAATTATTAGGAACTTCTTTCTCTTTTGTCTCAAATTAATCTGTCAGAATAATTATGAGAAACTTAGCGGGCTAAAAGTGTTCAATTAATAGCGCCTATTTAGAATTTGACTATTTGCAATTTAGAGACTATCTCATTGAATTTATTTTGGATTAAATCTTTTTGTTTACCCCCTGCCGTTGCTAACCCGTTTTTATATTTACGCATTAGAGATGGATTGATACCGATACTCTTTGCAAATTCAGTAGCATTAATAAAGGGGAAGCTCAGAAAGAAGCCCGAAACATCGTATTTGTATTCAACCTCACATTTATCATTATACCAATTAGGATACTCTCCTCTTTTTCCTTTATAATATTCTGCCTGTTCATCCAGTACTTGGACAAAATTCTCCTTAGCTTCGTCTTCGGTAAGACCGGAACCAACTACGGGTATATTATCATCTTTTGCATAGATGCCATATCCGCCGTCTTCTGCTTTTTCAATAATTGCAATAATTGTTTTCATATTACCTACCTATTTTATTCTAGTGTTTATCTACTAAAGTTCAATTAAACCCATCCCCGAAGGGATGGGAAGAACTAAGAAGTTCTTACTTTTTTATTCCTGCTTCTTTCATCATCTTATGAAGTGTTCCTTTCGGAACTTCTTTAGATGGATGCCTTGCCACAGGAATGAAGTAGGGAAAATCCGGATTTACATATTTGTAATGATTAGTCCCGCCTTCGATTGTCCAGCCATGCTGTTCAATCAATTTGTAAAATTCAGAATACTTCATAGAGCGCTTTTAATTTAATTGAACACTGCAAAAGTAACATATTTGTTCCAATACACAAAACAAATTAGTAACATATTTGTTCCAATTAATATTTTTTGTCTTTCCGTTAAAGCTCTACTATAGTTGAAGATGGAAGAAAGGACTTAGCGGGTTATGATAGCCCAACTTTCACTTCTGCAAGCACGAATGAGACACCACCATACACCCAATATTGTATTATAAGCACTTTAAAAATAGTACACCATGTTAAAACGGGGCGTCTTTTGCACCAAAAAACACGGCTAAAAGTACAAAAGCACTGAAAATAAACACATTGAGGGGGCCAAGTTGAAAAACAAAAGCAAAGCACGCACGATGACGCCCGAACCGCGCCTCGGAGCCGTTGCGGTTGCAAATGGTCGACCCGCTGGGGAAATGTGACAGAGGCGGGGGTGGCTGCATAAAAAATCCCACCTCTACCCCTCGCGGGCGGAAGTGGGAAAACCTATTGAATTATCCTGAAACGACCTACTCCTTATTGCGTGCTGCATTCATATGCTCCCATACATACAGCCATTCCTTTCTCATCACAAAGTACTTGAGTGCATCGGTTAAGTTAGTAGATTCTTTGGCCAAGCGGGCAAGCGGTAGCTTATCACCTGTCTTCTGCTTTACAATCAGGTTCGTTCCTCCATTAGACTGTGCCAACTTGGTTAGAGTAACTTCCATCTCGGACTTGAGGTTGGGGCAATTGTATCTGTCTATTCTTATCCGGAATAAAATGTTATTCAAGTTACCGCTAAGCAGGTCCATAAAGAAGCGGTACTCCTGGTTGCTACTGATGTTTCCTTGTCCTTTACTTAACAGGATGACACGCCAGCCGGTGGGCGCACCCTCAGCGTTACGCTCAATGTTCTTCTTTATTTGTGTGGCCATATCGGCCGATGTTCGATGATAGTTATTCATCGACCTGTCATAATGAAGCATGAGTATCTTAGTGCGCATGGGTTTAAAGTAACGGATGAACTCATCGGCCAACTGTCTAACGCCTGCAGGTGGCAGGGAGTACACTTCCTTCAGCAAGAACAACTCATGTCCCTTGCGTTGTCCGAATACCATAGACAGCATATTGCCGGCATCCATGCCCGACTCAAGCGGCATACTCATATTAAGATACTTCAGTACATCACACGTTTCCTGCCACCCTAATGGGTGTTGTTCTATCACTTCATTGAGATACCCGTCCGCATAGAAGTTGTCGTCACACAAATTGGGATAGAACATTCGATTGGCCTCTATCTTCGGTATGATACTAAGTATATTTGCAGACATGCCCTCAAGTGCTTCACTGATTTCATCCGAAAACCAATCGGCACCGAGGATATCCACATTTACATACGATGATACCATGGTGAAAAAGTCCAATCCTTTTCGTGTCTTATCCCAACGGCCACGCCAACGCTCCATGTTCTTATATGCATTATCCCGATGATTTTGTATATTGAGCAATTCGCTATCGGCAATGATGCCTTGCCTCTTTTGCTCCAGTGCTGCCTGGTATTGCTGCTGATAAGAGGCATATACCTGTTTGGTGTTGTTATAAACAAAGGAACAACGGATATTAAGAAGTATCCGTGCCTTATCGTTGAGTTTACCCATCTTAAGGATCCAGTTGTCTTCACCGATATGGTTCTCGTTCGGCATATCCGTCATAAAACTGCGCGATCTGTACCAGGGCGAATCTCCATATTTCACACGAAAACCACGGACCGCCTTTAAGAGATTCGTTATCTTTTCTTCGGGGAAGTACTTCACTTCATCGCCGAAGATTGCGACATACGAAGCACCGGCACCGATAGCCGGACGATCCAACGAGACAAAGGTTGCATTAAAACCGTTTGCGAACACAAGCGTTTGTTTGAAGTCCCGGCGCTTGTTATACATGCGATCACGCCAGGCGAGCGGAGGAATCTTGTTCATCACAAAGTCCCGTCCCTCTTGCATTCCGAGCATCACCAGTCCCTCAAGCAATGAGGGAATAATATTTTTATGAAGATCTGCAAAGGTATCTGCCGCCCAAACAACCGGTGCGCCGGGAAGATCATACATCATATCGATTAGTCTGTTAGCCAGTACCG